TAAACCAGTTAACGACTCTGTCGGTAGCAAGGACACTAGCCAACATAGGCTAGGTTGTGCCGCCGATATCAGAGTCCCCGGATTGACCCCCAAACAGGTCGTACAGGCCTGTATCGATGGAGGAATACCATTTGATCAAATTATTGAAGAGTTTGGCTCCTGGACGCATATCAGCGTGCCAAACACCAAAGAACAACAACCAAGGCGTCAGGCCTTAATTATTGACAAAAACGGGACAAGACCGTACAATTAGTCTAAATTAAGGAGACGTTATGCTACGACATCAGTTGGCGGTGTACGCCTGCGCGATCGCGCTTGTTTGGGGAATGTGTTTCCATGACCCCCTGGCTAAATGGGCAATAGCCCACACCCCATTTCATTGGGTTACAGATTCAACAGTTGATCTGATTGAACATTTTGAAGGAAAACGCTACCGCGCCTACCAGGACTACGGCGGCTATTGGACCACAGGGGTGGGGCACTTAATTAAACAAAAAGATGCCCATTTGATCCACAAGGAGCTGTCTGAGGCTGAGGTAATGGGTATCCTACACCGTGACCTAGAAAAGTGCTCTACGGCCCTGGAATCGGCTTTAAACACCATTCCTAGAAGGCACCAGATTGACGCCCTAATGAGCCTGTGCCATAACATCGGGCCAAACAACATTATGCGTTCTGAGGTAGTTAAACACCTAAACGAAGGTAATGTACACAAGGCGGGAGATGCCTTCCTTAACTGGAGCAACCCACCAGTTCTTAAAAAGCGCCGTCAGATTGAGCGCACATTGTTCTTAGCAGGGGCGTAAACCCCTGTATTTTTGCATTAGTAGATATAAGGGCTGATCACCCTATTTAACCATAAACCTCGAGGAAATACAAAATGGAAGGCTTTAAATCACTCCCCAAGATGCAATGTTTTAAAGAAGGCGGCGCTGTTAAAGCCATGTGCTATGGCGGCAAAATGAAAAAAGGCGGTCACGCTGAGTCTAAAGAAATGAAAAAAGACGTTGCCCAAGACAAGAAAGTTGTCAAGAAGGCATTTGCCATGCACGATAAACAATCCCATGAGGGTGAGAAAACCAATCTGTCCAAACTCAAAAAGGGTGGACGCATGAAGAAAGAGGTTGGTACAGTAAAAAAGTATAAAGCCGGCGGCGCTATCGAAATGAAGAAAGACGCCGGTGATAAGGACGACATTAAAAAAGTCAAGCAGACCAAGCATAAAAAAGCAGCTGCTCCTAGCGCCGCATCTAAAGATGTAATGAACACCCCTAAGTTTTTTAAGAAGGGTGGTAAAGTAAAAAAGTATAGTAATGGTAAAGCGGTAAAAGATCCACAAAAACTGGTTGACGATATCGCCCTTGAGGAAAATACCCAAGACCGCGAAATGATTATGAAGCCAGTTAGAGCTGCTGGAAAAATGATCACCAAGGGAATTAGTGCTGCCAAGTCTGCACTAAAAGGACAAGGCGCCGTATCTGATGCAGAGCGTGAAGCTGTTGCCAAGAAAAAAGGCGGCAAGATTAAAAAGTTTAACACCGGTGGTTCTACTGGTCCTTTAACAGAAGAAGAAAAAAACTGGCTAGGCGGCGCTGATGCTACTGACCCATTTATTTTAGCTCGCATGCGCAAGGCAATTCCGCAAAAACAAGCTTACATACCAAACGCAAACCCAGCGATGGATAACCGAGATGCTGGTCAAACTGCTGAACCATTAGTTCCAGGTTTGGCACCAATGACACCACGCCCAGTCTACTCAGCGCCTAACGTTGAGCAAGACTCTGGTTTAGCTTACCCACAAGAAAACGAACTGCGTACTGCCCCAATGGCACCACGCCCAATTCGTCGTCCGGCGGCAGCCCCTGCAGCCCCTAGTGTTAGCTCAACAGACACAACACGTTTAGATGAAATGGCTAGAGGACAAGGTGTATTCTCCGAAGGATCTGCAGCGTTGCCAGGTGGTAAGATGCCAAGACCACAATCTGTTGGCAAGCGCTTCTTTACAGCAAGTCCTGCGGAACAAGGTGCGTCATTTGCACGTAGCGCCGAGGCTCGTAAAAACTTAGGTAAAAAAGTTGGGCGGTTAAGTATGCCAAGTTTTTCTGATGCTTTAGACAGATACAAACCTTAATATGCCAATAGAATCTAAGCAACAGCAGAAGGCTATGTACGCTGCGGCGGCTGGTAAGTCAACCCTTGGCATCCCTAAAAAGGTTGCCAAGGAGTTTATTAAAGCCGGCAAGGCAAAGCCAAATCTTCCACAACAAGTAAGTAAACGCGCATCCGGCAGAGGACGTTAATTTATGTCATATTCTGGTACAACTAACCAGACCAAGATCAACGTAGACCAGTTGATCTCGTACGCGTATCGTGATGCTGGTAAAGCGGCAGAAGAAATTACGCCCCAATATATTGACGCTGGTAAACAGGCGCTGTATTATATTTTACAAAACCTGTCTAACCGTGGCGTTAACCTGTGGTTGTTAGAAAATAAAATCATTGGTGCGCCAACAAACGCGCAATGGGTTTCGTTGCCAGAAAGCACAATTGACGTGCGTGAAGCAAACTGGGTATACATCATCAACCCATCGTATAGTGGCTTACTGCCCGCATCAAACCCTAACGTAGTTAACTTGTTTGACCAAGACGCAAACGATACGTTAGATCTCTTTGCAACCAGCACTTTGGTAGATAACTACTTTGGTGCGGCGTACAGCAACCAGACTCGTCTGTTTTACGTTGGCTTTAATGCGTACTGCCCAGGCACAACGGCAACCTATACCCTAGACTTTGAGGTTAGCAACGATGGAATTACTTGGACAGTTTGGGAATCGTTCCCATCCACCACATTAGCTGATCGTGAATGGGCCTACTTTAGCATTAACGCCACTCAGCCATTTAATTATTTTAGATTAAAAAACCGAAACGCACTGGCAACATTCTCGTTGCGTGCTATCCAGTTTGCACAAAGCCAACAAGTCATTCCATTGGCACGACTAAATCGTGACGACTATTGGAACCTACCCAACAAACAATTCCCAAGCCAGCGCACACTACAGTACTGGTTTGATCGTCTGATCGAACCACGCATGTATTTGTGGCCCGTACCAAACAATAACTACCAGGTGTTTCAGTTAATTATTGAGACACAGATGCCAGATGTTGGCTCGTTAACAAATGAGCTATACCTGCCAAACCGTTGGATTGGATCTATCCAGGCCAGCTTGTCACACAAGTTGGCAATACAGTTACCAGAAATTGATTTGCAAAGAATTGGTTATCTAGAACAACAAGCCGTTAAATTAGAGTACGACGCGGCACAAGAAGAGCGCGACAAGTCGCCAATCTATTTCCAACCTAACTACAGTTACTATACACGATGAGCGGCGCATACGTAATGACCTACACCAACCTGGTAGAGGACGTCCAGCGTTACATGGAACGCGACGACGCCGGGTTTGTTGCACAGATCCCCAGCCTAATTGGTTTGGCCGAGGCGGCCATTGCGGCCGAGTTAAAGTCACTGCTACAGCTAACTGTGGTAGAGACTACTTTAGCAACTAACCAAGATGTTTTAAATAAACCAGCTCGATGGCGTAAAACGGTATCAATGAAAGTAAACGGCGTTCCGGTTTTATTGCGCTCCCAAGATTATATTGCGCAATACCAATCTGAGTCTACTAATGCGCAACCAAAGTACTACGGCGAATATGACTACAACAACTGGAACTTTGCGCCAAAACCAGATCAAGATTACCCGGTTGAAATTATTTATTACAGCCTAATTCAACCGCTTGATGACAGCAATCAAACTAATTTATTTACTCGTGAGTGCCCGCAGGCAATGCTGTTTGGAACTTTATTACAAGCTCAAGGCTATTTAAAGGCTTTAGACAAAATACCTGTCTGGAAGCAATACTACACAGAGTCACTTGCGGCGCTTAAAAAAGAAGATAATTCTCGTCGTATTGACAGAAATACTACGATACAGGAACCATAAAACATGCCGATTTATACATCACCGTTTACCGGAACAGTCGTACAGCCAACCGACGTATCGTACTACGAGCTTAATTTTAGCGCCAACGTACAGCTCTACTGGCCAGCGGTTGTCAACCCAACGCAAGTCCCCGCCGCCCGTATTATTGACGCCACACCGTCTGTTGCTAGTTTAGTAATTACCTTACCTGCAGGAAATCAAGGCACAACTGGAACGGACATATTACTTCGTAACTTTGGTGCAGTTACCTTTACCGTAGAAGATTTTGATGGTACCGGATCAGTATCTATAGCCCCGGGTGAATCAAAATATTTTTATTTATCAGATAACACTACCACTGCTGGTGTTTGGCAAAACGTTACATTTGGTACAGGCACATCGTCAGCCGATGCAGCGTCGCTAGCTGGAAACGGTTTAGTTGCATTAACCGGTAAATTAAATGCCACTCAAAACGTCGTAGAAATTTCTGCTCCCCCAACAATTAATGACGCAAGTAGGGCTAGTACATTTCTTTGGATTTCCGGAAACAATTCTGTAACATTACCGACTTCTGCTAGTTTAACCGCTGGGTGGTTTATAGGATTTAGAAACGCCGGAACGGGCACATTAACATTTACACCCCAAGGTACATCGGTAATTAACGGCAACGCAAATTTGCCTGTAAATCCCGGAGAATCAGGTTTTATTGTTTACCAAGAATCTACGGGCGATTTCTTTACTGTTGGCCTAGCTGTTGCGTCTAACGTAACATTTACTTCAGCAACGTATGACGTAGATTCAATTATACCCAACACATTTAGTTTAGTGTCTTTTGCTCCAATAATTCAAACGTATGTAGCTTTATCTGGCACACGAGCTCTTGATTTAGACGTTATATTACCAGCAACAACCCAGTTATATATTTTATCAAACAACACCGGACAAGCTGGCTATAACATAACGTTTCAGTTATCCGGAAGTATACAAGCCCCTATCAACTTAGTTGATGGTGTTGTGGCAATTGTATTAAGTGACGGAAACTTTTTGTATGTTATAAGTCAAACTTCTAACACCACATTCTTTGCAGTAGACGGAACTGCCGCAACCCCCTCGTATTCATTTCTTAATGACGCTAATACTGGTATGTTTTTGCCGGGTGTTGGTATTTTAGGACTATCCGCAAACTCAACCCTAATGTTAGAACTTGATAACACCAACGTGCTAGATCCGCAGGTATCTACACCAGCAACATTTAACGCAGGATTAATTAGCGGTGGTGCGTTTTAATGGCGGGAGAAAACAGTTTACCAGAGCAGTATAATCTGGTCTACACGCTGGGCGTTCAACCTGGTATAAAACGAGACGGCACAATATTTGAATCACGCGAGTTCAGTGATGGAGAATGGTGCCGTTTTCAACGTGGCACGCCTAGAAAAATGGGCGGGTATCGTGAACTGTTTGCAACGTTTACTGGAATACCCCGTGGTATGATCACTAACTCGTTTAATGGCGTTAACTATGTATTTGTTGGTAACCAATATGGTTTAGAAGTGTTTACAACAGGAACTACTTTTGGTGTTGGCAGTGGTCCTCTTACTGTAAATATTTTACCCGGTTACTCACCGTTTACTTTAGTATCAAATACGGCTAGTCAATTTGTTGTGGCGACCGATGTCACAGCAGCTTTCCCCAATGGCATGAAAGTTATATTTGACGACAATATTGCTACGGAAACCACGGTAATTAGCTCATCGTACACAGCACCAAACACAACGGTAATTGTAACAACGTCAAGTATTGTGGGGACGCCAACAAGTGTAGCGCTGTATGACGTAACGTTTACTCCTAATGCAAATCTGTTGTGGCAGTTTGATTTACAGTACTCCCCTGCGGGTGGGTCGTTACAAGTGTTGGCTCACCCAGGTAATAATTTAGCAAACATTGACAGTGCCATCCAAACCCAGGTATTAACTGGCGGGTTGTTGCCTGACGGATCAAACGAGTGGAACTTTTATGGGTTAGCGGATACCGGTGGTCAAAACCCAACCTATCGCCCAATTGTAGTTGATGGTGGTGTGTGCGTATTGTATCCTTTTACATTTGTGTACGGATCGGACGGTTTTATTGCCAACAACAACGTTGAAACCAACACAACACTAACAACATACAACCAACAGACAATCACGGATTGGAACGGGGCAACTGCTAACCAGGTCAATATGGCCTCGTCTAAGATTGTTAAAGGCATACCGGTGCGTGGCGGCACTAACTCGCCATCCGGAATGTTTTGGGCAACCGATAGTTTGATCCGTGTCTCGTTCACTGGAACTAACCCGCTGTACTGGCGTTATGATATTATTTCTAGCCAGATCTCAACCATATCATCTTCGTGTTTTGTTGAGATGGATGGCATATTTTACTGGATGGGTGTTGACCGTTTTTACTTATACAATGGTGCGGTCTCTGTACTGCCAAATGATAAAAACGTAAACTGGCTATTTGATAACCTCAACTTCGTACAGCGCCAAAAGGTATGGGCAACCAAAGTACCTCGGTATAATGAGATCTGGTTTTTTTATCCCCGTGGCAGTGCATCAGAATGCACCGACGCAATTATCTATAACGTTAAAGATAAGATCTGGTACGACGCTGGCAGTGCGTTAGGAGCACGCAGATCTTGCGGATATACTACTGAAGTATTCCCAACACCAATTTGGGCTAGTTGGGAAGATATAAACACATTCAGCCCACCATTTACTGTAATTAGTAATCCAGCTAGTGAACCCGCGCCAACTTCTAGTCAAATTTATTTAAACGGAAATGCGTCTATTGTTTTTGGGGCTGGTGATTACGTAGCAACATCCAATGGTGAAAACCCTACTGTATACAAAATACTTACTAGTGAATTTATATTCACATCGGCTGTAACGGCAACTAACCCGGAAGGGGTTACATTAATTACAGTAAGCACTGCGTTTAATCCCCCTCTTTCTGCCGGTGATTTGGTGTACTACATTGAAGGCGGCTATCCGCTTTGGCAACATGAGTTTGGCACAAACGCAATTACGTTTAACCAAGAGTTTGCCATTACCTCTAGTATTACAACTTGCGACATTAGTTGGGTTGGCGGAATACCGTCACAAGATACAGCTACCGGTGTAAATCGACGTATGCACCTGCGACGCGTTGAGCCCGACTTTGTTCAAACCGGCACAATGGCAATGACCATCCTTGGCCGTAAATTTGCTCGCGGGGAAACAGAAACTTCTGGGCCGTTTTATTTTGACCCAGACACGGGTAAGATTGACATGCGTGTAGAACACCGCGAAGTCCGGTTAAAGTTTGAATCTAACGTGTTGGACGGTAATTTTGAGATGGGGCGCTTGTTAATTACAGCTGAGTACGGCGACGAAAGACCATGAGTATCCAAAGTTTTTTTCCAATTAACCCATTGTATATGTCGTGGGAAGACTGGAACGGCAACTTTCTGCATTACTTTAGCGAAGAACCAATCATGTACAGCCCTGAGGATGATTGGAAGTTGGTAGCTAAAAACATTAGCCAGCTCACCACATTTGAAAGCTACCCGGTCCCAGACCCAGAAGCGTTTGAAACTTGGCAAGATTGGGCCTCAGCCCTTAGTTTTATTTTAAACGGCCCAAGTACTTAATTTAGGGCGACAAATACAATATTCTTGCATTAGTATATGTAAGAATCATACTTTTTAAACAGGAACAGCTATGACTCAAATGGTCGACAGTAGACAAGAAGAATTAGGTACAGACAGGATCGTGCAGATCGCTGCTGAAAATACTCGTTCGCCATATCCGTTTAAACAAGTTTTTTTGTTTTTTACAGCAGAATTAGGAATGCCTAACGCCAGATTATATAAGTTTGGCAATACTGTTTTTGTAATACACCCTTCTGAAGAACGCCCAGAGTTTGGCATCTTTCGCGCCCTTAATGCCGACATTGCTGAAAACTTTATACAAAACGGCAAAATGTTTGTGGACAAAGCAATCAAAGATGGTTTTACCGGATTGCAAACCACTTTCTCTGATCCCTCTATTTTAAATATTTTTAAATACATTGGTCGTGAAGAACAAGAACTTCAAAATCCTAATATGGGATATACCGTACAAAAGTCAACCGATGGTAGCGAAATTCGAGTAACTCTTGTATTGCAAGGTGAAAGGATGGGTGCGTAATGGGTGCCGTTGCTGAAGTTATATCAGCTCCGTTTGAAGCGGTTGGTGAAGTTGTTGGTGCGGCTGCCGAAGTTATAGGTGATGCTGCTCAAGCAGTAGGCGATGTTGTTGCAGATACCGCACAAGCCGTTGGTAATACAGTAGAAGCAATTGCAGAAGATCCTGCTAAAGCGTTACCGCTTATTGCCGTTGCTGTTGCAGCGCCGTACGTAGCGCCGTATTTATGGGCTGGTGCAACCACAGCCCAAGCGGCCATGGTATTAAACACAGGTATGGCATTAGCAAACGGCGCCGACCCAATGCAAGTAGCACAAAACCTTGGTACTAGCATTGTAACTCAGGGCATTACAGCTAATTTACCAGTTGATCTTAGCACTGGTTCAAGTTTTGCTGATCAAGCAATTGCCAATACCGCAGTTGCTGCGGCCCAAGGAAGAGATCCTTCTCAAGCATTAGGTTCTATGATTGGCAATGCAATTGTTAGCGGCGGTGTTAATCAAATAGCTGGCGGTATTAATGATTTTGCTGGATTAGATGACAGCACTGCTCCGGTAGTTGACAGAAGTGAACCTTACACAAATGAAGTAACAGCATCTCAAATATTTAGAGACGCTGTTGAAAATGGTTTTTCACCGGAAGAAGCATACGCAATTGCTCAAGGGCAAATGGACGCAGAACAATCCGGTTCATCACCATACGCTCCAACAGCAAATACAATAACCAGCGATCAACCGGAAGCATCTGTTACCGTAACCGGTGCGGATAATGTTGAAGGTGAAGGCGTATCTTTACCATCCCCAAGCAAAGAAGAATTAGATCAAGATTTAGCAGACGGTAACATTACCCAGGAAGAGTATGACCGCATGTCACCTACTGCTGGTGAAGCAAAATCTACATTAGATTATGTTGACCCGTATCAAGAAGAATCACCAATAGATGCTACTGGTGAAGACTTTAATATGGGCGCGCCAATTCCGGAGCCGCAAGAAATTGTTTCAGATGGATTAACAAGTCAAAAAGCTGACCAAAGCGGTAATCAAGTATATACTTACGATGACGGATCTACATTAACAGTATCACCAACAGGTGACGTTGTTGATTTTACCGAAGCAACCGATTTTGGTGGTTTATCCAGTTTAGAAGGTACCGGCGAAGATTTTGACATGGGTGGTCCCAGAGATACCGGTGAAGATTTTGACATGAGTGGTGAAGAAGAATATACAGAAACTCCGGACGAAACATCTGGTTCTGGTTTTTCAGTAAGATTTGGGTTGCCACGTACATCAAGAGCCGGAGCTGCTCGCAAACGCATGTCTACTAAACCAACACTTGGCGCTGGCGAAACAGCTGCAGATCCTGGTTTATTACTAAATGCCCAATACGGTTCCCAGTTAACATCTAATGTGTTAACCGGAGATCCTAATTATAGCTTAATTGGTTCTGTAGCAGAACAAGAACCTCAAGAAATGGCAGCCGGTGGTAGTCCCGCTACACAAGGTATTTATGATTTAAGCTACACCGCCTCTTCGCCATTTTTAAGTAGCGGCGCTGATATCATGGCATTAAAACCCGGTTTAGTTAAACCTAAAAATTTAAACTATGAATTAGCAGGTTACCCATTTGGTAAAGAATGGAGGGCTGCTAAAGAAGGTGGTTCTATTGGACACAAGCCTGAGTTCTTTAGTGAAGGGGGTTTAAACTCGTTAAAAAACAGTTACGTAAAAGGTAAAGGCGATGGCACTAGCGATAGTATCCCAGCCATGTTAGCAAACGGTGAGTTTGTGATTCCTGCAGATGTTGTATCATCATTAGGTAACGGCAGTAATGATAGCGGAGCAGAAATATTAAGCGAATTCTTAAAAACAATTCGTGAGCATAAACGTAAAGCAGATTCAAGAAAATTACCGCCGGATAGTAAAGGCGCGTTGGGATACCTAACGGAAGCGAAAAAGAAGGTGAAAAAATAATGGCTGGTTTATCTAAATTTATATCAAACGAGGCGGTTCAATCAACCTCAATGCCATCGTGGTTTGATACCGCGCAACAAAAAGTTGTTACTGATGCTTCTAGTGCAACAGTTCCAACTTTAGAAAACACTTCTGCTGGCGCTGCTATTAAACAGTTTGACGTAGGGGGTACAAATCCTTTTGCCCAAGCCCAAGGCACATTAAACACAATCGCTTCTGGTGCAGCTAATCCTTGGCTTGTAAGCGACACGGGACAAGTTACTCCAAACACATCTACTGCAATGGGTGGGTTATTCCAAGCTCAAAACCAGGCTTTAGAACAATTAA